CCAACCCCGGCACCGCCACTAAACAATAAATGCGGTATTGATTTATCTTTAATCCAAGACTCAATTTGCGCCTTTTGTGTATTATCTCTAAACACATACCCATCAACTGATTTTGGGCGATAGCGTTCCGTCCATAGCTCTTTCATTGTATCCCTCGTTTATTAATTTCGTTTAGTATTATAGCAGAAAATTCCGCATGTTGCAATACCCCTGGATGTTTATTATCGCTACCGTAATCCAAATAAGTAATCGGATCATATGTCATTGGAAAAAATTCCGGTTGGTTAAACAGATACCGAAATATATAATTTTCATCTTCGGCTGTATTTAAATAAAATTGACTTATCAGTAACTGGCATCCAACCAATTTTGCAAAATTTTGGACTTCTTTAATTTTTAATGTTGTTCGGTATTGGTTATTTTGATTCATTAAATTGTTAATCGGGTACAGTGATTCAAATTCTGGATTTTCATCGTAATACCAATTCGCTATATGGTGCAGTTTATCTTGAAAATAAAATGCTCGGCCCATGCTAGTTAAACACCAAATTAAAATATCATCTTTTTGTAAATTGGACCTTAATATCTGACTTGCTTGATACGAAATTGAAGAGCCGCCTTCGGATAAATGACTAACATCCTTTCCTATGTGATTGGCTACTAACTGTCCGTATCGTTGCTCTTCTGGCTTATCTAATTTGCTGCCATTGGCGAAACTGCACCCTGCTATCCACAATTGTGGATCATCTGTTTTCCGATAATCAGTTAAATTGTAATGATTAAAATCCGCTTTAAGCGGTATAAAATTATGTACTACTTTAGATTTTGAAGCATAAGTTAACCATAACTCTGTTTTCTCTTTTAAAAGAGAATTATTAAATGGCACATAAAATATGCTATCGGCTAGTTGTAGCAGTTTAATAAATTTTGGTTCGGAAGTATCTCCAAGGCTAGTAAAACACGTGCCCGAGTAATAACTTGGTTCTGTTATTAACAATGCGGTAGGATCAAATTTTGCTGCTGCTGATGCCAAGTCCTTAGACGTGTCACCGACGAAAAGAATCATTGTGATCTCTTACCTGCAAATACACATATAAAGTACAAATCAATTTTATTATCGTTGAACACTTTATGAAATACACCATCCTCAATGGTTACAATATCTCCTTGCTTGACGTCAAATGTTGTATCATCTAATTGCATAATACCATTCCCAGACATAAAAATATATATTTCTTCCTGTCCTTTGTGTTTATGTCCAGTAGTTGAAAAACCAGCGTGTAACATCGTGCTACTTAAAATTAAATCATTAAGGTCTGTGTTATCTGTTACTGTGTAAATGTTATTTTCGCGAACTATAGTGCCGCCAATATTTGTTGTTGTATTTTTATTTTTCATGAAAAACCTCTATAGAATAATTATACAATTATCCTTAATAGAGGTCAATGAGTTTGGTTTAATTTTCTTCTTTGTGGCCTGGTTGCCAAATTTCTAGTTCGGACTCGCCTTGAGTTTTAACTCTAATCGGACCTGGAGCTTCTTTATGATAGTACCTTTTCCATCCAGTAACTTCACCATCGTAATCAGTTTCATATTCTTTGGTCATCCACCCTAGAGTTTGTACATCACCCATTGTAAAGACGGGCTCTTTAGTTCCAGAGACATTATGGACTATAGGAGCCCACCCTGCTTCAATTTCACTTTTTAACCGTGCTAGACGTTCGGTATCATCTACCATGTTTACTGGTGTATTGTGTTCATTTATAAATTCATGTGATTTCATAATTATATTTATCAGAAATCGCTTTGCGTACCGTCTCTATGTAACGAGCCTTCAACACGGTGAACATCTGAGATTGCTGATACTGCAGATGATGCTGTTTCATCTGTGTGTGCTGTGTCGCTAACTAATAATATCGCTGTTTCATCGACCATGCGTACTACCATTTCTTCGCCAGCAATTTCCATTTTAAATCCACGTGACCAACGGCCATGCTCAACTAAAACCCACTCGCCCACTTTAACGTCAGTTTGGTCAGGACCAATAAAACAAATTTCAGCCCACCTTGGCCTAATACCTGCTGCTAATCTGTCGTCTGATGGTAAAATAATTCCGCCGGTTGATAATCGTTCACTGAATACCATATCCTTAACTAAAATACGATTGTGTAATGGTTCTATACTGTTTGCTGTGTATGTTAAATTTCCCATATCTTCCCTTAAATTTTTGTTACGCCATCTCCACCGCGTTCTTCTTCACGCGGTGATGGTGCTGTTTGTTGTTTAATTTCTTTTCTTGCTTTTGCTATTGCTTCAGCTAATCCGCCAACTGGAGTACTAATGTCTGCCACTGGTTCTGGTACTGGTTCTTCTTTTATTTCTTCTGCTTCTGCTTCTGCTACGACGCTCACTGGAGCATCAATTTCTGCAAGTACATTCGGAGCTTCGTCTATAATAGGTTTTGCACTTTTTTTACTGTCAACCACAGGTATATCCTTAACCCGGTTGCCACTTTGTTTGCGGTAGACTTTATTTATTTGTTTATTTCTAGCAACAATTGGTGAATTTTTACTATCAATAACATCTCCACGAGCGTTAACACCCATGTTTCCGACTGCCCGGGTATCCCCGTTCTTCGCTATTAATTTTTCCATATCAACAACTCTGCCACCGGATGTTTTATAAGTTTTTCTGTCCATGTTCTATCCCTCTTTACTATATTTAACCATTAATTCTGTCACCGCAGAAATTCTTGTATATCAAGACCGTAGAACATACTGTTAATCCTGTGAATTTTAAGCTTGAATAAAACGTGCGAGGCAACCGAGCTACCACGTCCTACACCCCAAATTACAGAATTTAATTCCATTAAATCTACTAGATATTTCACATAACGAAGTAAATTAAACAAGTTTTTTTCCTGATACAATAATAACTCTTCACCACATCGTTGCAATTCAGCCTGCGTGTTGCATAAGCTTAATACATGTTCTGCAATATCTAATTCTTTGTAGTGGTCCGGCATGTACCAAACAGTTTGATTTTCCTTATCAAAATCTTCAACGGTTGTATTATCATCCTCTAATAGATTAACTAACGCTCGATAACCTGCTGTTTCGTTAATTTTTTTAACGTCAATTGATTTGTCATTTATTAAAAATGGTCCAGGCTTAACCGCACCCCATTCTGAACCAACATCATGCATGATAATGTCTAAGATTTCGTCTTGACTATATATAAATTGTCCAAACTTGTCTTGATTCATTTCTTTTTCTTTGGTTTATTAAAATCACTCATTTTAATAACTGTACTGCTGGTGTCAGTTACAACTTCTTCAGATTCTTCTAATTCTTCATCAGTCCAATCCAAATTTAGTGCGGACCACGTTATGTTATTCTTTTCATCGCAATCTGCAATATCAACATCTTCTTGGTATGAAACAAAACGTGGTTGGGGTGATGCCCACCAATTAAATTCATCCTCATCATTGACCATTGCGTGTATTTCATCTTCCTCATCCCCAAGTTCCCACACATAAGTCAGGTCGCCGCCTAAAGAACTTGTAAGTTCTGCGTCAGTAATAATCAATGTATCTTCTAAGACTGTATTTAATTTGGTTACAATAGTTGCTAGTACCATCGGGTCGTACGGTCCAGGGCCTGGTATAGTAATAGTTGGTATATTAGCCAGTGCTAATTTTTCAGCATCTGCAAAATTACTATCAACAATAAATATACCTTGGTGAAATATATCATTTACACAAAATGAAATTCGGTCTAGCCCGATGCTTTGGTCCGGTACACTGTCAGTATTTGTATAAAAATCTAAATTTAATACATAATTATTAAAATATAATTGTTCGTTGTGATACACACCTGCTAAAAATCTGTATTCTGTTTTTATTCTACTCACTTAAAATTCCTTATTGTAATTCTACTATTAAAGCCGTAGTGCTTAATTGTTCTTTTATGAGTGTTGATGTATATGCTTCAGCATTCACATTATCAAATATAACTACTGAAGCACCGTAACGGTTTATATACTTGAGTATGCGGTTGGGCTGCCCGATATCGAATATCCGACTCGTTATATCTTCGATACTATTTTGGTCATCGATTAAATCAAGCATCATAGTTATCATCATTTTTTTTCTTAAGATACCAGGCACAATTATAATTCCGGATTTGTCTCCGATGAGTACCTGCAATGCTGCTATAGTATGCCCGGTTTGTCTCTGGAGTGACATTTTTATCGTGCTGTAATTTTCTTGAAATTGTATTAATGTCATCTTGCAAATCTCAGACTGAAAACGCGGCACATTGGTTTTTGCGTTATTAATAGCATCCACAATTAACTGCGAACTGTATGCAATTTGAGCTTTACTGTGTATCATGAAATATCTATCTTGTTTCCTATCTCGCCGTCGGCAAAGCCATCTAGCTCTTCATCAATCATTTCTGCATATACCCGTAAATATGTTTCCTTAACCATTTCGAGTTGGTTAACTAAATCTTGATTATTTGTACTGTACGCATAAGATAATCTTTCATAAATTTGTTTAACCTTTTCCTGAACCTGCTGGATAGTGTGATCTTCCTTAATCTTGCTAGAATCCAATCCAGGGTGTTCCATTAAATATCTCCGTCAACTCGGTTCTCAGATTCTGATACTGTAAAACCGTCCTTGTAACGATTACTTAGTTTATCAACATTCATATCGATAATTTCTTCCCCAGTGGCACCTAGTGCTGTACATGCAATCATTACATAAAACATTATATCACCTAGTTCTTTCTTTAAGTGTATCTTGTTTTCTTCGTTTAACGGCTTGCCCTGAAACATCATTTTTTTAACAATTTCAGTAAACTCACCTGCTTCAGCAGATAATCCGACAGATGCTGTAATAAGTTCTGGAATTCTTACTCCAATTTTATCACCATCATCATGTAACTTTTGAAGTTCTTCTATCATATCTTTAAAGCGTGAACTTTGGTCTGATGTTTTGCTATTAACAAACATTTCGTAATCGTTTAAATTCATTTTAATCCTCGTGTATTTGTACTAAATCACCCAGGAACTTTACTTGACATTCCGGGCATAAATCCAATGTTACTCTCAAGCCATCACCAAACGGTGCAGCATAACCGCCAATACGATCCATGTGTAAAAATTCTTGCTTTCCTAATTCGTCATCTGTAAAGTCCGCACTACATCCGTCACATTCTAATTTATTAATTTGCATTTTTAGCCACCTTCTTTAATTCTTTGTTTACGTATTTTTCAAACCATAGAATCATTGCTGATTCTAGGATTACCTGTTTAAGATCTGGACCGGCACTTAGTATTTCTTTTTCGCCACCACATTTGTATTTGTATATGTAGTATTCTTCGCAATCTGAGTCTGAGAACAGTTCGCAATCACAGTCATATATTACCTTTTCAAGTAGTCGGAAACTTTGTTCGGCGTTTGAAGCAGGTTCATATGTTGCGGTACAGCGATATCCAACACATTTAGGATCTTGAACAGTAATATATTCGTCCATTGTCCATTTATTGTACCCGCTGAGATCAGCAAAGAATGCTAAGTGTTTAAGTGTTGGTTTTGGAAATTCGATCATTGCAGTTACTCTCAGTTATATTGTCTGAGTATAAATGAAATTTAGGAAAAGATCAAACTATTTGGGTTAAACCCAAGTGCTTGCGGCTGTTCGAATCCAAATACTTGTAAAGGCATCATAGTCAGCTGTACAAAGATACATATATGTTGCATCAAAAGCTATCATCCCCTTAAGGTCACCCAATGCACCAATTGATGCTGCTGGTGGTGATACTAATAATTGCCTATCTGCAAGTTTTGCTTGAGTTAAATCATCTACCGAAATAGATGCCCCGTTGTCTGCTGTAGAGAATTCAAGTATAAAGGTTCCAGTACTCTTAAAAGTAATTATAAGTCCATTAATATTTTGTAAACCAGGTAACCCGTGGACTACCGCAGCTGGTAAGGTTACTGTGTAATTAACATTTGTTATTTTAATTTCAACTTGGACAGTACTGTGTGTTCCTGCAGGTGAAAAGTTTGAAAAGGATAAATTAATTGATGCATTGGGTGTTAATTTGTGATATGGAGCTAACGAAACATCAATTGGAATTGATCCACCAGTAACACCCAAATTCGATACTGTATTTCGCATATCTTGCATTTTTGCGGACTTAATTAAATTTCCTGCAAAATCATTATCTACTGGATCACCTGTAGATGTTAGGACCCCTTTAAGAATTGCATTTTCCTGTAATTCTTCAAGTTCACTTTTTGTTATAGTAAAATTACTATTAATATTTGTGAAATTGTCTCTAAATCCTTGGCTATCGTTGTCTTGTCCAGCTACTGGATATCCGGTGTCGATGCTACTTGTATTAATTATGCTCATTATTGTTAATCCTTTAAATTACTGTATGTTATTTATTATTTTTACGTCTGGAAATTTAATATATCTGTCGGCTGAATCAGTACCATCGTATACATCAACCGGAGATATGAATCGTAAACTACCAGCATCAAATATTGTTTCTAAAGCAATATTAGGAACACGATCAAATGTTGTCATTACACTGCTAGTATTATCCACTGTGATAGTTGTGTTATCAGCAGTAACCATATCACTATCTGCTAGAACGTTGTCATTTAGTATCTATCAATTTCAAAATCAATTAAATTGAGTTGAGTTCCAAAGCTTTGATCTATTAAATATTGTATTAGTTTGGATTTACCGGGAATTGTGTATGCAATCACCCATGCTGCGGTAAATCCTAGTACGTCTCCATTATCTTGTTTTGATAACATCCAGGTTGGTAGTACTTTTGATACTTGCCCAATTTGATCTATAACCTGTTCTCGCATATTCTCCAAACTGTTTGGATACACGGTATTTGTTGGTACACCATCATCATAATATGGATACTGCGAAGGTGGTAATGTAATTTCTGGTGGAATACTTTTACCATCATTATTAACTAAATCATCAACGATCTGACTATACACCACTTCATAAATTACATTATCGTTTTCATCTAATGCCCTAGCAGTTTTAATTTCGCCAAGCACTAATCTTTTATTGTAATGATTTATATTTAGTGCTGCGAAATATTCTTCAATTGTTTTAGGAGCTAATCCAAAGGCATGCTGATATATAATCCTTGTAGCAGACCCAAAATTTGGATCATCAATTCTGTATACATGTTCTGGTGGGATTACCGCTGGATCCGTTAATAACGGATTAAGAATATCCTCTCTATCTGCCAATGGTGGCATCGCTTTACAGTACAATATATTAAATGGTGAATTATATTCTCTGTTAACTAATATTGTAAAGATTCTAGTATCCAAGACTAATGAAGGCTCAGGTAAACTGTATGCTTCAACTGTAAATGTATAAGTTGAATCAAACGTAGTTGGTTTATCTTCTAATCTTGTTATAAAGTCTGCATCAAATGTAGTTGTTCCGCCATCTAGACTAAATGTTTTAAAACTTACTTGTCCGATTATATTACCACTAGTAACTAGTACTAATCCTTGCGGCAACTTACTATCGCTTCCTGATTGTAATCGATAAAATAATGTTTGTGTGGCGTGCGTAGCTTCTACACTAAATGTACTTACTTCGCCATTATTAATTACTCCTAGGTCTGGATCTGTAATCCACGTAACGTCGGATTCTATATCACCAATGATAGTCATTGAAGTAGAATATAGTATCGAAACTGTACTTGGGTCAATGACCTTTCGGACTTTAATACCAAAATTATATGTTTGTGTAGATAATGCTGCTACAGATAAGTAACCCGACAACCAGCCAGTTACTGGATCTAGTTTTAAGTCCTCTGGTAGCATACTTAAATCAACTGTAGTTGATGCATCTGCTGTTATAACATCACTATCAACTGTAGTTAAATCTACAATGAAGTATTCAATTTGGTCACTGTTTAAATCTTTACCTATAAATTTATGTGCAAAATAATTATCATGTCTGTATATTCCTAAATTAGGAACATTGTTTGTTATGATAGGTGAATAAGTTGAAGATATGTCGGACGTTATATTATCATTATCTGCTGTAATAAGAGTATTGTCTGCAGTCATTGCTATGTGACTAAAAACAAATATGTTAAATGTCTTTAATGCAACATCCTTTCCATCTGTTACTTGCAGAGTAAATTCATATTCTGTGCTTAATGATATTGGATCTATAAATCCGCTTAATTTACCACTAGTGGATAATACAATCCCTGGTGGAAATTCTCCTGACACGTACGAAACAGATATCAAATCTAAAGGATCTGTATCTATAACTTGAAATTGAAAACTTAATTCCGTTCCATCAAACCAAGTACCTATATTCCCTGAGGGAGTTATAAATTCTGGTTTGTCTTGTCCTGATATAGTTAATGTAAATGTTCTGTCGACTATACGGTCTTCATCGTCTGTGACACGTATTACAAATTTGGATGTTGTATTTTCTGAGACTTCAGCAGGAACCCCTTTGAAATCTACTGCGGCTACTGGTATACCTTGAATAGCACCAGTTGGATCAATTTGAACACCACTCGGTAATGCACCTGCTATTAATGAAAATGAAACTTTTGATGGATCACCAGGGAAATCAGGATCTTCTGCTTCTAAGAAAATCCTATAAAATCTTCCTTCTGGTACTACACCTAAGCTACCAGCTGGGGTTATCCAAGTTGGTGCAAATGCCATTTAAAATTATGACCAGTTAGTGGTAATTGATGTTACTGCTACTCTGTCCCAGATATCAATCGCGCCAACGGTGTAATTAGTTACACAAAAATAAATAAAAGCTGAATCGTATGCCATCATACCTGCTTCATCACCAGTTGCTCCAAACGAGTTTGCAGGAGCTGTTTGACGTACCACAGTTCCTGCGCCAGCTTGAATATCTGCTAGTGTTGAATCAATAACACCATGTGAATTTGTACCAATGCTTAAAATGTTAGCATGGTCGATTGCAGCTTCTGTAAAATGGATTGTTCCATCAGCTACGTGAGCGTCAATATTAAGTACTTCATGCTCAACCCAGATGTTGTTTATATTATCGAAATTTGCTATACACACATAGATAATTCCGCCGCCGTATGCTATCATACCAGCGATGTCACCAGTTACACCAATTAGTGTTGGTGGCGCTGATTGACGTACTACAGAAGCTATGCCTCCATATATTTCATCGAAATTGTCATTGGTTTTATCAAATGCTGTTCGAAGTTGATCACCGGTGTTGTCATTTGCTGCCAATCCGATGTTAATAGTTTGTTTTGCCATAATATACTGTCCCTTTAAAGTTACAGTATATTTATCACCTTACGGTAGTGTTATGTAACAACTGCGATAATGTCTTCTTCGTTCATTACTAAAACATCTTCGCCAGCAACTTTAATTTCCTGTCCGGCATATTGACCAAACAATACACGGTCGCCTTCCTTAACTGCCATTGGAATGATTTTACCGCTTTTTAGTACCTTGCCAGTACCTGTAGCAATAACTACGCCCTCAGAGGGCTTTTCTGATGCAGAATCTGGAATAACAATCCCGCCTGCTGATACATCTTCTTTTTTATTTGCACGAACAATAACTCTATCGTGAAGTGGTCTTATTAAATTACTCATTTTTTCTCCTTATATAAATGCAATAACAAATCCTATAATATTAATAACAACAAAGTAACTTGACAGTATAGAACTCCAAATCATTTCTCTCCTGTAGTATGAAATAAGCAGGGTTACTGAACCAATTTCATACAACGGAAATATTAATAACATGTTTGGATTTTTTGCACTAAATGCCAATGACAATGATGCGATGATTGTAAAAAACGTCCCAATCATTTCAAAATAAAATGCAATTTTGTCAACGCGGTAACTCTTAATAAGAGCCGCTATAATTTGTTTCATTTATTATTTTTAGATTTGTTAATGTAAAATTCTGTCAGGTCCAGTCTCCAACCCACGATCTTTATAGTTATTATATTCTGTTAACCATTCATCACTAGTGAATGATAAAAGGTATTGTGTGCTACTTTCTAACTGTTCTACCTCGCCTGAGTCGTCAATTATCAAACAACCAATCTCAACTTCATCTGCTGTTCTTGATTCGTACAGCACAACTAATGTCGCCATTAATTGGTCATATACGTTTGGGTCAAGATCGTCAAAATCAAACATTATTTTACTTTTTCAGTTGATTGTTCAACGAACTTTTCAACACGTGGATCAGTTGGGGTTTTGTTTTTAATGCGATTTTTTACATTTTTTGTAATAGTTGTTTTCATGTCAGCACGTTTAGCATATTGATTTTTTTCTGCAATCTTTAAAGATACAATTTCTTCTTGTGCTAATGTTAATTTTGTATTTTCTAAGAAATACTGTGCGGCTTCCAATTTGGTCATGCTATTCGGCAATTCAATTAACACAATGTCTGAGCATTTTGCCTTATTTAAAATTTTAATACGGGAAACCATGTCATTTGCAAATCGCATTTTCAAGATTCCGTTTTCGTTCACTGCTGTACCAACAATTGTGAAGGTTTTTTCAGTATTCATAATAATCCTCCGGGATTAAGTGTTTTAATTGAGCCTTTCTCGGCCTGCTAAGTTAGTGGATTCGGCAAATTCGTTAAAATTTGATGTACCGTCAACAACCGCAATAATTGCGTCAAGTTGATCAGTCATATCCAGGATTGATAAATTATCGTTTTCCCAGGAATCTGCTGTTACGGTTAATGAACGAAGTATTTCTGCGCTTTGGATTTCTTCTTTAATTTCCAAACTCATAATATATTGCCTTTTTTCACTTAATTAAAATTATAAGGTAATAAATCCTAAATGTCAATGTATTTTGGTTAAACCTAACCAATATCGATCATCCAGGGTGATTTATTACCACCGGAGTTACTTTTAACTTCTGTTGGTACTGAAATAATATTATTTGACCCGTATTGTGCTGCTAGCATCTGTTGAGCTGCGAATGATGATTGTGCATTAAATTGAACTACATGTGGAATTTTCGAATTTCCATTTTTAACGTAGACTTGTGCTTGAAAGGTTTTCATAATATTATTTAGTTAAAATCCTTGCAGTGCAAACCAAATTGCATCTTCTTTGTTTTCGAAATAAAAGTACGGGTGATTACAGTAATATCCATTTTCGGATTTATGATCATAACACCATTTTGCTGCATCTTTGAGATTAGTTTCACGAATTCGTACTTCGTCCTCAATTCCTGTATGATATACAGATGGTGTAAATCTCATGTAAAAAATACCACAAGAAATAACTTTGTTACATAATAGCCGATCCAATATCCACTAACTACCACAA